AAGTTTTGATTTTGGTAGAGAAAGTGGTTTCAGAACTAACGATGCTGTACATAAGTTGTTCGATAGAACTTTTAAAATAATAAACAAATCTTAATTTAGAAAGGAAAAATAAAAATGGGAATGTCAAGTTTTGTATTAGATATCGAAGAAAAGTTTTGGGATCATGCTCATAAGATTGTTGGTGATTGTGAATCTCATAAAGAGTTTAAAGAGTTAATGTTTAAATTTGATAATAAATTTTTAACAACTTTTAACTCACTATCTTCTGAACTAGATATGTTCTGGGATGAATTTTGGACTTAGAAAGGATTTAATGTGGAATTTAAAGTTGAAAAAAATGTGCCTATGCCAACAGCAGGGAATGCACAACAACCAAAATATAATTTTATTGTTGAAATGGAAATAGGTGATAGTTTTGAAGTGAATAAAAAATCATTGGCTAACGCAATACAACAATATAGTTCTAGAGTTCACAAAGTTAAGTTATCTCAAAGAGCAATGGGTGATTCTAAATGGAGATTATGGAGAGTTGAATGAACGATTTTGAAGTTGGGAATAAACTGGTTAAGGATAAACATATTAAACAGATGACAGCTAAACAGTTGAGTATTCTGAAGGATAGGCTAAGTGAAGAAATACATGAACGATTCAAAGATGAATATTGTATCTCAGAACTATATGCTAATGAGTATTATATCTGTCGATCTCTGTTTTTTGGAAAAGGAAAAAGAAGAAATAAAGCTTGGCTAGAAGAGAATAAATGGTATAAAGAAAAAATATAATGTTCATAATTTTCTCTCCATATAACTAACCTCACTTTTGTGGGGTTTCTTTTTTTGTGTTTATACGTTATATATTATTTAACAGCTAACCACTGCAAGAAAGGTAAGAGATGAAAAGAAAAATCGGTAGACCAAAATTTGAAATAACAGAAGCTATTTGTGCAAAGGCTGAACATCTTGCTTCAAAGGGATTAACTGTCGATCAAATAGCAGCAGTCTTTGGAGTTTCTGATGCAACAATATATGAAAGACAAATTGAAAATCCTGACTTTTCTGACGCACTAAAAAGAGGTCGAGCTTCTGGAATTGTCAATGTAACAAATGCTTTATATGAAAAGGCAACTGTTGATAAAGATAATACTGCAATGATCTTCTGGCTCAAGAATAGAGCAGGATGGGTTGATAAACAGGAAACAAATACTACTATTGAACAAAGACATGTAATAGATTTATCTAGGATTGATAATGAACAACTTGCCCAACTTGAAAGAGTTCTTGAGCAATCTGTCACTGGAACAAGTAAGGGCAGAGAAGTACCGAAGGTCATTGAGGGAGTTTACGAAGGCTAGTTGGAGTTCCATAGAGCCTGGTGTAGAGTTTCAAAACAATTGGCATATTGATGCTATCGGTGAACATTTACAAGCTGTTGTCGAAGGTGATATCAAAAGACTAATTATCAATGTGCCACCAAGACATATGAAATCTATTTCTGTTGCTGTTGTATTACCTGCTTGGACTTGGACTATACAGCCAGAGAAAAAATTCTTATATGCTTCTTATGCCAGTTCATTATCCATTAGAGATAGTGTTAAGTGTCGTAGATTATTAGATAGTAGATGGTATCAAGCACACTTTGGTGATTCGTTTAATCTAACATCTGACCAAAATCAAAAGCAAAGATTTGAAAATGATAAGACTGGTGCTAGGATTGCAACGTCAGTTGATGGTGCTCTGACTGGTGAAGGTGGTGATATTATTGTAGTTGATGATCCTCATAATGTCAGAGAAAGTGAATCAGCGACAGTAAGAGAAAGTGTATTAGACTGGTGGGATCAGGCAATGCAAACCAGATTAAATGATCCAAAGACTGGTGCTTTTATTATAATTATGCAAAGAGTACATGAAAAAGATTTAACAGGACACATATTAGCGAATCAATACAATGAATGGGATCATCTATGCTTACCTGCTCGATATGAGGTCGGACATCCGACACCAACAAAATCAACACTTGGATTTACAGATCCAAGAACAAGAGAAGGAGATTTGTTGTGGGAAGAACGTATTGACCAAAAGACTTTGGATAATATTGAAAAGAGTCTTGGGAGTTACGCATCAGCAGGTCAATTGCAACAAAGACCGATGCCCAAAGGTGGTGGCATCTTAAAAGCAGAATGGTGGGTTGCTTGGGATAAACCTGACTTACCTGACATTGAATATGTGTTACAATCTTGGGATACTGCATTTAGTACGAAAGAAAAAACTTCCTATTCTGCCAGAACAACTTGGGGAGTGTTTAGAAAAAATGGTCAGGTAAATGCCATTGTGTTAGATATGTGGTATGACAGAGTTACCTATCCTGAACTAAGAAAGATTGCACAAGAAGCTTATTATGACTATGAGCCTGATGCTGTATTGATAGAAAAGAAGGCTTCTGGTCAAAGTTTACTGCAAGATTTACGCATGGCAGGAGTTCCAGTATTACCATATATGCCAGATAGAGATAAGGAAGCTAGAGCACATGCATCGTCTGCATTATTAGAAGATGGCAGAATTTGGTATCCTTCTGACAAAAAATGGTGTAAGGACTTAATTGACATATGTGCAGCTTTTCCTGCCACTGAGAACGATGATATTGTTGACACTTGTACTCAGGCTTGGTTAAGATTACGCAAGGGTTGGTTTGTTACGCATTCGCATGATGACATTGAAGATGATTTTGAAGAGAGAAAGAGGATAACATTATATGGTTGAAATTCCTTTTGCTGAAGGTTCTCCACCAGATGATTTACAAGTCGAATCAGTTGGTGATGAGGTGCTTATTGGAGATCCAGATACAGATCAAATTAATCAGATTGAAAATCAGTTTGACGAAAATCTGGCTGAAAAAATTAATGATAGAGAGTTACAGAAGAAAGCTTCAACTCTTATTTCGCTTTATGAAGATGATAAAAGTGCTAGGTCGGAGTGGGAAGAACGATACAAAAAAGGATTAAAAACATTAGATCCTGATGGTGGACAAGAAGAATCAGAAGAAGAAAGAGCTACTAGAGGTCTATCGACAGTTGTACATCCTATGATTGCAGAAGCTGCAACACAGTTTAATGCCAGAGCTATTGCAGAACTTTATCCATCTGGAGGTCCTGTTAAGACTGTTATTGTTGGTACTCCGAATGAAGAAACAGAAGAACAAGCCAGAAGAGTTCGTGAATATATGAACTATCAGATTGTTGAGGAGATGCCAGAATACTTTCCAGATCTGGATCAGATGTTATTTCACTTACCATTAGTTGGTCAGACATTTAAGAAAGTTTGGTGGGATAGCAATATGGGAAGGCAATGTTCCCAGTTTATTAAGGCTGAAGATTTTGTTGTTGCTCCAGAAAGCAAAGATCTTATGACTTCTCCAAGATATACCCAAGTGATTCGTTTACCAAAAAACGATTACAATAAATATGTACAATCTGGATATTATTTGCCTAGTGAATATACAGGTGATGGTTCTGATCCATCTGGTGACACTATTGGAGAGGTCGAAGGTATTAATACTTATGGTGATGACCAACAAGATGAAGTTATGACTTTGTTGGAAATGCATGTCTATGAACTGTTTGAAGAGATAGATGAAGTAGATCCAGAAGATGAAAATGCTGTAGCAACTCCATATGTGATCACAATTGATTATGATAGTGAAAAGATTGTTAGTATCAGACGCAACTACAGAGAAGATGACGAAAAGAAAAAACGCAGAGATTGGTTTGTCAGTTATAAGTTCTTGCCTGGTTTAGGGTTCTATGGTTTTGGATTGTTTCATTTAATCGGTGGATTAGGCAAGGCAGCTACTGGATCACTAAGAGCATTACTTGATTCGGCTGCATTTGCAAATATGCAAGGTGGTTTTAAGTTAAGAGGTAGGGTTGCAGGTGGAGAAGTACAGGTCAACCCTGGTGAGTTTGTAGATTTAGATGCGACTGTTGACGATGTTAACAAGGCTATTATGCCATTACCATTTAAAGAACCTAGTGCATCTTTATTTAATTTATTAGGTTTTATTGTTGATGCAGGTCAAAGATTTGCTAGTACGGCTGATTTGAATGTTGGGGATGTAAATCCAAATGCTCCTGTTGGGTCTACAGTTGCATTAATAGAGCAAGGTTCTAAGGCTTTTTCAGCTATCCATAAAAGGCTACATCATTCGCAAGGGCAAGAATTTAAGATGCTTGCTAGGTTGAATGCAGAATACTTGCCAGAAAGATTTACATTTTCATTTTCTGGAAGTAGCTCTGAAATATTTGCTGCTGACTTTGATGATCGCATTGATATACTCCCTGTCAGTGACCCCAACATCTTTAGCACTGCACAAAGGATTGCACAGGCACAAGCTGTATTGGAAATGGCTAGGTCACAACCTGATTTACATAATTTATATGAAGCATACAGAAGAATGTATGAAGCTATCAGAATACCTAATATTGATGAAATATTAAAGAAACCTGATGAAGCTCCAAGAACTGATCCAGTTGATGAAAATATGTCAGTGATGTATGGCAAGCCATTAAAAGCTTTTCCAGAACAAGATCATGATTCGCATATCGCTGTACACATGCAGTTCTTACAAGATCCAATGTTAGGTGGTAATAATGCTACGAAGGGTATGCAACCTATCATGATTGCACATATTGCTGAACATGTTGCCTTGTTATATCGACAGAGGATGGAAGCAAGTATTGGAGTGCCAATGCCACCAGTTCCAGACTTTAAGAATCCTAATTATGAACCAAAAGACATTAATCCAGAGTTAGATCGATTAATTAGTCAAAGAGCAGCTCAAGTTGTTAGACAGTCACCACAAATGCAACAGATCGATGCATTGAAAGCTTTGACAGGTCAACAACAACAGGCACAACAACAGAATCCATTACAATATGCACAACAACTTGCTAAACTTGAAGCAGATGCCTTGAAAGCTAGGACACAAGCACAAATTCAAGCTGATCAAGCCAAAGCACAATCGTCAATACAGATTAAACAAGCTGAAGCAGAACAAGATTTACAGATAGAAGCTGCCAAAGCCAAAGCTGATTTAGAAGCTAAAATCACTAAGTTAGAAGCAGAACTTCAACTAGAAAGAGAAAAGAATAATGCTAAATTACAAATGGAAATGTTAAAAAATGCTCCCAAGTAATTCATTAGCAACGATAAGACCAATCAATCCACAGGCTTTCGGTCCTATAAGAGGTGCTTTGCCAATGGGTGGTGCTCCACCACAACAACAAGGTGGATTTAATGCTGAACAGTATTTGATGAATAAAGTCATGGAATTAAAAAGAAAAGGCATTGGAAGTGGTGCTTTAGGAAATATTATGGCATCAATGCCAATGCAAGGAGCTAGATAATGACAGAAGGCGAAGAAATAACTGCATTAATTAAAAGTTATTATGATCAAGGTAAAATACCACAAGATGATCCACAATTAGCATCTAAATTAGCTGCGATTAGTGCAAAGTATGCACAGCAACCTACTCAACAGCAAACAACAACCCAAGACACTGGTGCTTTAGCTAATGTTGGAACAGACACACAACAGCAAGACACTGGTCAAAAAGTTTACCTTACATCTAATCAAGGTAATCTTATTCCTGGTCAAAAATCATCAAGATTTGTTTATATGGTTGATCAAGACACTGGTCAACAATATGTTTACGATGATAATGAAGGCAAGTCAGGTGATACAGGTTTTCAAGGCAGTGCTCCACCAACTGGAGCTAATTTAAAAATTACAGCTATAAACTCTAAAGATGATGAAGATTGGAAATTGACAGACGTTTCTGATCAAA